GACTCTATTGGAGGGGAGCATGGTATAACGCGGGGGGGACGCATTCTATTAGTCTGGTTTAATTATCAGGTGAAGGGATGACGTTCCGCGGGGCGTTCGCTTGTATGACACATGTTTACAGTTGGTAGGAAACTTATGTGCGTTGAAAGGATTGTGTGCGGTGTTGATATCTTATCCACCTATGGGCAAACACATTCCATTAATTTTCGACGGCAGCTGACTGTGGATATGAGCGGCTTGGGGAGGTATACCTCCAAAAACCTCGACTTGGCTTCGGCTGGGTCGTTGTAGTTGCCTTTTAAAAATTTTTTGCTTATTATGGATAGTTGGGAAATAGAGATATACCACGAGCAAGAGAACGAAGTGTACGGAGTAGGTAACCGTGCACTCACAAGGAGGCGAGTTAATTTAGTGTGGGAGAACGATCGATGGACGGGATCCGCACAACGCATGATGGAAGGCGTGACACTTGTACAAGTCCAGAGTGTTGCGGTGGGAGCGTGTGAAAGTCTCTGGAAGAGAGCGTGTCAGTTGACGAACTGGGCACGGCCAGAGCAGACGATGGCGGGCATGATTGCGACGAAAGTCTGTAGTCCTGTCTTCCTAGAGGAACAGGTTGAACCACCGGGTGACACTGTTGACATGAACCATGTAGATCGACGAGCATATGTTGAGGATGATGAAGATACAATCATCTACGACGGAATGTGCTGTCACTGCGATGAGATTGTTTGCATTTGTGACCCGGATGAGGTGGCGAGACAAGCAGGCAAGGTGAGAGTGGAAGCTCCAGTGTGGGAAGACCCTGGCATACATTTTGATGACACGCGTAGGCTTTATAACAAGGTCCAAGATTGTAAAAATCGACCGACCAAGTTGAGGTTGATTAGACAGCAAGTCAGGAAGTGGGTGAACAGGATCAGAGAACGTAAGGCACTGGAAGAATCAAGGAAAGCTCTGACAGTCACTTTGGATGAAGGAGGAATGAGAATGAAAGGTTTCTCAGTCATTCAGAGGTGGTTGTACGGCGACAACAGACAGGCACCGCCTCTAACCGAGACGAGTGGTTGGTTTTGGAATCGTCGTGACCCTGTGGTTATCCAGAGAGGTTTGAGTCTGTTGGAGAGAAACAGCGGTTTGTACGCAATGCTGAAGATTGAGTGCTACGGTATGACTGCCAAAAACAAAATGGCAGCATCCGATAAAGCAGCTTTAGTATATAAAGTGCAGGTCGTTGTGAAGAAAGAGATCACTAAAGGCAAATTGACTTACCCGCAAGGTTTAGAGTTGATGCCCGTTATGATCGAAGCCCTTAGTGCTGATACTAGAAATCAGACTATGATTCCCCATATGTTGGGGGCCACTAATTGATGGCGCCCGGTGGGGTGTATAAGTATGTGTAGAGACAAAACGGACGAGATGATGAATTTTATAATCGAGTTCGATCTACCAATTACTTACATTCCACTGGGCAGAAAAAGAAAATATCCGCATCGCAGGATTGTAATCCTCGAAGGGCTTATGCCCAGAGGGGTGAAAGACGTAGATGTTGAGACTATGGACGGTCAGTTTATTAAATCTGGCTATACTACTTATAGTCCGACATTGTCTAACACTCTCGAGGCTTTAGTTCTGCGGTGTTTTATAGTTAATTACGGGGAAGGCTACAGACGTGTAGTGGAACCGGAGCCAGGAATATATGAAAATTTAGATTACTTAAGTGAAGACCTGGCCCTTCACATGGGTGATCGAAGACTTATGACAATGGATGAGTGTGTTGAGAAAATGCCTGCACATAGAAGGAAGTGTTACCGATTGGCACTTGAGAATATGTACAGACACGTGTATGATGCACTCTGGGAGAACGTCAAAGGATTCACCAAGTTTCAGAGGGAAGCTGAAGGTGGAGTGCCTAGAATGATTAATCCCAACCATGAGGAGGAGATAATAAAGCAAGGAGTTTATGTGAAAAGCTATGAGGAGATGGGACAAGTGTCGCTATATAGGGTAATTGACCAACTGTGGTATGACCACAGGGGTGTCGAGTATCCTGTGTGCAGCAAGGGTCTTGATTCTTTTCAGTGGGGAGAAGTGGTTGCCAGGAAGTGGCACAGGTTTGGAGAGGGTAGGAAATATACCAGTCTGGACTGTAAGCGATTTTCACAGCATGCCACAAAGGATTCATTAGAATTTGTTGCTATGTGCATTGAGAAGGGGCTACCGGGCGCCTTTGAAGCATTGAGGCCGAAGAAGCGTAAGTGCGTGAGCATGGTACCAGATGAAGATGGTACTTGGCATCGCGTCGTCGCTGAATTGCCTGAGATGTTGAATGATGGATCTCCTTGGACAGCTTGTGCTGCACACATTATCATTAATTTGATTATGATACACGAGTTGCCAGAGGGCATGGACATTGAACCTTTAGACTGCGGAGACGACTTCGGATTTATCAGTGAACAAACTGTAGATCTGGAGCTGTTGCATCTGAAACTACTGAGGTATGGATTCTATTTAAAAGTGGAGGACTCAGAAGTGGATGAATTGAACAGGCTTGAATTTTGTAAGTCATCACCAATTTGTATAGGTGGTGGGTACAGGATGATACGTCGACCGGAGTGTTTGCAGAAGGATTGTGTGATGTTATGCGGCATGGATCAATATCTTGATCGTATGTTTGCCGTCGGCATGGGAGGATGCCACATCAATTGTGGTGTACCGGTATATCACAACTTCTACAGATGTTTGATCAGATTGTCTGGGCTTCTAAGATTTAAGAAGAAGCACACGGCGATTCTTTATGGTCACAATTATGTTTATTACACTGCGATGCAGAAAGGTGTTGATAGACGAAATTTGGTTGCAATAAGTTACTCATGTGAAGACAGACTCGAATTCTATAAGACCACAGGAATCGAGCCTCACATGCAGGTTGTTATGGAGGAGTTCTATGACAGTGTTGAGTTTGGAGATGATCCAACCAACTGGTATGTAATGTGGTAATGGGGTTCTGTAGCTAACGACCCAAAACGTATAGAGTACTAAGCAGATAAGCGGAAAGTCAAGAGACTGCACGGGTCGGCGTACCAAGTACTACAGGATGGACAGTCCCATTTGCTCTGAGTGGTATCCCATACATCAGAGAGAAAAAGAAAATAAATGAGCAGTTCAAAGAAAATTGCAAACCGAGCCAGAACACGTGGAGAACGTGTGTCTGGCAAAATTATACAAGACAGGGTAGCACAGTCACGCATGGATAAGGCGATGGCGCGTGCTATGCCTCAACAGATGCATGGCAGAGGCAACTACTTCACGAAAGCGATGAAGTATGTCGATGACCGTGTGTTGAAGAAAATCCCACGTGGCACATTTGGTGCCTTTGGGAGAACCGTGGCCGGTGGAGCAGGTGAGTCAGTGGGTAATGCCATTGCCCAGCTTTCCGGACGCGGTGATTACTCCATACAGCGTAATTCCATCATGCAAGGGGTGGATGCTGGTAGTGGAGCAGGGAACATTTCCTTCGCGCCGTCAGGTGCAGCCAGGATTAGAGTGCAAAAGCGAGAGTTTATCATGAACGTCGTTGCGCCCTCCAATCCTGCCGAATTCAGCCAGACTCAGCTCCGTTTACAATGCACGGACAAAGTCACGTTCCCATGGCTGGCCGGCATTGCAGAACATTTCACGGAGTGGGAGCTCCATGGATGTGTGTTCACATATGAGTCAACTAGCAGTAATTATGCTGCAAACATGGCTTTGGGGACAGTTGCAATGGCTACACAATACAACGCGAACGAGTTACCTTACAGTAGCATGGAGCAGATACTTTCTGCGGCATACAATAGCCGTAGTAACCCGTCTGAATCCATGATGCATGGTATTGAGTGTGATCCAAGTCTACAGGCAAGTGAACATCTGTTCACGCGCAGGTTTGGAGCATCAGGGCCACCGAATCTATATGATCACGGTGTGCTTACCATTGCAACTGAAGGCTTGCCAGCTGATGCTGGCACAGTGCTGGGTCGAATTTTTGTCAATTATGACATAGAGCTCAACATACCAGTACTGCCTATTGATAGTATGTACGATGGTGCTACAGCGATAATGGCGCAAGCAAGTGGTAGTTCAACAACTGAGCCACCATTGGGCGATGTGTCAACTTTGATCCAGGTGACAAACAAAACTGGATTAATTTTCGGAGATAGCAACACACCAGACGTCAATATATTGCGCCTGGGTGACTCGAATGGCCCATGGGTGAGGCCGCAGCTGCCACCTGAGCAGTCTGCAAACCTGGTTGCATGGATGAGCGACTCATTAGTCAGTTCCGGAACACAATACATGACGTTTGCTAACGCAGGCGTCTATATTCTGGAGCTGTATGTGTCAGGATTCCCAGGCGTCTCAGTACCAGTTGAGGTGTTTGATGTGACCACATTAACAACGGATTGCAGTGTCGAATCCAAAACGGTGATATGCAAGGTGTTTGCTTACGGGCAGCAGCAGCTAATGCGTTTTAAGATCACATGTGCAGGTACTGATCAGTCAGTGTCGCTGACGAGGCAACTACCAGATGAGACAGTTACTTTTACTGTCTTTAACGTATGTAGCCAAAATTCAGTGAAGTGTTAGTGTTTATTACTCTTCTGGCCATATATGGTCAGAATACTAGTGTTTTCCTGTTTGTACGTTAACAAGCAGGTGCAAGGCGTAGGAGCTCCCTTAGAAAATGAGCCCAAAAGGCGCAACGCTCCCTTAGAAAATGAGCCGACAGAGGCAGATGTAGAAGTCTGTCCTTGTTCTTGTGGTGTATGTCTGACGTGCTACACCAAACCCGGTCCCACGATTTAAATGTCGATAATAAAGCTACCAACGTGGGTGAAAGATATGGAGAGGTTTTTCTGTTTGTACATTAACAAGCAGGTGCGTGGATTGTAGCAACTTTCACGTATACGTCAGCTGGCATGTGATGTCAGCATTAGCGTTGGGGTGCGCAACAGTGAGATTGTGAACTGAACAGGTTGTTTGTTCTAGTATAATTACATGATTACTGGTCCCCGGCGGAAACGCGAAGTGTTAGATTTGACAGTGAAACACATTAATGAGCAACTACCCTTTTTAGGTGCTATACTCATACACACAAACTTGTGGAGATGACGCTCAGGATGGGCTGATCCATACGGTTACAAATCAGAATTGTCTTTGATCTTTTGGGAGAGGGATCATTGGGCTTTGAGTGTTCTGAATTTGTTGCCGTTGATAGAGTAAGTGTGGACAACAGTGTGTTTTCACTACATTTGCGGAGGCAGATGTAAATATGAACAAAATACCACGGATGCGTAAATATGACTGGACGGCGTGCTGGCTTTAGAGCCGAGCATGCAGCGGTAGATGCCGCGATAATAATATTAAGAGTAAACAGTAACATCGCATGTTAGTGAACTCAAATGGGGTCAATATTAGACGTTGACCAATTTGTAATGTGTTGTGTAGTAACCTGCTACATTCTTTATACTCTAGTCTACCTGCAATTGGGGCAGGGTCCTGTACAACCACAGGATAAATAGCCAACTTCGGTTGGACGTAAACTTTGACG